GCGAGCTTGTTGGCCTGTTCGTTGGTGAGGCCCAATTCCTTCAGGACCGGCGTGGCTTCGCCAAGAAGCTCCGTGTCGATCTCAACCTCGGTATCCTTGCCCTCGGCGTCCTTGACCGTGACCTTCAGCTCATAGGCTTCAGGAACAGCATTATCGCTGTTCGCATCAGCCTTATCGTCCGCGTCAGCTTTCTCGCCGTCGCCCTTGCCGTCTCCGGTTCCATCGCCGGTCGTGGCCGACCCAAGGACAGTGGAATCGTCGGTCGCGTCTGCCGTAACAGTGTCGGCAGTTGTCGCGGTCGCATCGGCTGTGTCCGTCGTGGTGTCAGTCGTCGTATCGGTCGTAGTTTCTTCGGCCATGGGCCTTCTCCTGCGGTTGTTGATTGGCTTCCTCGCGAAGCACCTGAATGAGCGTCAGGACGGGGATTTTGTCGGGATGCTCGACAGGCTGGCCGGAATCGACCATCGAGAGGATGTCCAACCCCAGGTGCCTGCGCCCCTCGTCGAATGCGAGGTGGCGATCTACCGACCCATCGGTTGTGCGAGAGAATATCCCCGCACTTTGAATCACGCGCCAGAGAAATCTTTGGAACGACGGAAGCGGGATCAATTCCCGCATGTCCGCGATCTGTTGCTCTTCTGGGGTCACTCGCGCGCCCCGACTAGGAGGTTGGACTTCGCAAGCTCCAGAAGCCCTATGCCCTCTGCAATCGTCGGGCTGCGGCCCCATATGTCGAACCGGAGCCTGCCGTCGATCACAGCTAGGCACATGACCGTATCTGGCTGCACCTCAGCCTGTTCGAGAAGGCGAACGAACTCCCGCGCGTCACCAAGAACGTCGGCAATCGCGCCGATCTGGATTGTGCGTTGCCCGTCAATGGCGGCAAGGCGAAGCTCGGTCACGCCCGCTCCCTCGGATTGTGGAAGCCGATAGGTTCGGGACAGCGCCAGATCGGATCGCCGCGCATGTCGAGAAGGCCCGTTCGAACAGGGCGATGATCCGAAACGTCCAGATGCGGGATTAGCGGATCGTCAAAGCCGCCGTCCGGCGCGGCGCGGGGACGGGCGACGTAGCGGCTCATCCCGCCGTCAAGTCCTGAATCGGGGACGTAGCAGCAACCGGAAGGTTCGCGGCGACACTAGCCGCGTCGGTCAAGTCCTTCGTCGGCTTGCCGAGCTTCGCGGCGGCTTCCGCCATTTGCGCGTTCTGTGCCGCCTGCGCTTCCGCGTCAGCGTCCTGCTGAGCGTCGTCGGTCGGGCGAATGAGCTTGGCTGGCATTCCAGCCCGTTTGGCGTATTCGTCCACGATCTCGTTCACATCCAGCTTGAAGCGGGCGTTGGGGAAGATCGGGGTCAGACCGCCAACGAACTGGACAGTGCGCTCGATCTGCCCAAGGCCGACCATCCGCTGCATCTGCGTGAGGATGGACACGAACTCGATCTTGATCTGCGGGTTGTGCCTGAGAACGTCCGGAGCCGGGGGAAGAAGCCCCTTGCGCTGCATCAGCCCGAACACGCGGGTAATCGCGATCTCCAGCTTCTCGCCGTTGACACGTTCGATCACCGGCCCGAGCTGTGTCAGCTTCTCTTCGTTGCGGGCCGCGATCTCTTCGATGTTGCGGGGCTGGATGCCCTGCATGTTGGTGATCGCCATGAACAGATCGGCGTAAGTGGCTTCGTTGACCTTGCCCTCAAGCCGCTCAATGCTCTGGTCGATGATCTGGATGGCCTGATACGGAACCTCGTGCGGGACCGTCACCATCTTTTGAGCGTCAAGCCCGTCCGTCGAAACCACGCTCTTTGGCTGTCGTTTCAGCTTGACCTTCGAGGTAACGACAATCTCTGGCCAGATCGCGAGATCCGTTGCTTCGGCCCGGCGCTTCGTCTGCAACTGAAGCTCGCGAAGGTCGGGAAGCGCATCGTGTCCCGGCCCCTGTCCGTAAGTATCGGCTCCCGTAGTATCCCAGCGCGGTGCCCAGAAAGGCTGCTCCTCATAGCCCGATAGCTTAACCAGCCCGTCCTTGGTCTGATCGTTCACGTCCCACCAGACAGAGCGCCACGGCTTGCCCTGGAGCCCGAGAAGGCCGTGCCCAACGAAGTCGTCGTTCTCTTCGATGGCGTGGTAGAATTGGTGAACCGTCTCGTAATTCGAGCGGTCGTAATCAGAGCGGATGCGCGGGCTGAGGTTGTCGAGATTGTCCTTGAACTGCTCGACCGCCTGGAGCGTCGTCAACGCAACGTCACGATACAGGCACCCCGGCATGAGCGCCTTGTTCAGCCCGATCCAATATTCCCCGAACGTGAGGGCGTGGCACACCATGCCTTCTTCGTCATCGTCCAGAGCGACGCAGGCGTCGGTTCCGAACGCTCCCAATTCGAGATAGCCGGTCTTGACCGCGCCGTAGAAATTGGTCCGCGCAAGGAACGCATACATGCGCTCTTCGACAGATCCGAGCCATTCCTTGACTTCCTGATTCTCCATCAGGTTGTCGTCGTAAACGGAGAGCGAAAACCATGGGCGAGACTGGCTGGACAGCCCCGAGGTCATCCCGCCCTGCAATGTGCGGAAGGCGAATATGCCGTGGCTGTTGTTCAGGCGCTTGTTCGGTTGCCGCCCCTTGTTCGCGTCGGTCGAGAGGAAGCGTGACCGGGCCGGAAGGGCGAGGCTCGCGATCTGCCTCGCGTCGTCCTCGAACGACTTGCGCTGGCGCTTGAGGCCAGCGAGACGGCGGGAACAGCGCTCCTTGAGCGAGAGGTCAGCCACCCGTAAGACCGCCGCCTGAGCCGGTTACGGTCGGTGAGCCGGTGATTCCCTGCGGACCCGTGAAGATGCTGGCGAACATCCCGCGCCGCCGGTTGCGAAACGCATCGTTCTTGCTCTGCGTCAGGTCCTTGGGAGCCTGCATCGACTGGAACTGGGCCGGTGGCGGGGGCGCGGGAACCTTGGGGGCGAAGCACATGGGTTAGCCTCCGGTCGGCGCTGGAGCGGGTTTGCCCTTCGTCAGCGACGACACGATTCCCGCCGCTGGCGAAATCAGCGAAAGTGGGGACTTGACCGCCTGAGAGGCGAGCCCGATTCCGGAAGTGTATTTGAGCGGCCCAACGCACATGCCCTCTCGTTATGGCGCGGCGGGGCCGAGTTGAATCGCGCTAGTGCCGAGAGGCCATGGCAATCTCGCGTTCGATGAACGCCGTTTCCTTCACGGGATCGCCGCCGCATTCCCAGCGAAGAAGCTCCTCGTTGATCGCGACCGTTTGGATAAAGCCGTTCTCGTGCTTGTAGGCGGCGATTGCGATCTTGCAGTCCGCACCAGCTCCGTTCGTGGCAGGGATGTTGCGCTTTACGAAATAAGAGATCGCGGCCATTAGCTTCTCACGCTCCGAATCCAAGCCGAGATAGGCCGCTTGATGCCTGACAGCGGCATGGTCGTTACCTTAGTCGCGTTCATATCCGCCCTCCAATTCAGCGTAGCGGTCGAACCCGCCACGCGCCTGTTCCCTAAGCTCTTCCCACACTTCCTGCTTCATCGACGGGATTGCCGCCATAATCACCGCGTCACCCTTGTCAGGCGAGCGGCCAAGCTCGGTTTTCATCTCGTCTTTCGAGCGCACCTGAATCCCGCTGGCCGTCATCTTCCACTTGTAAGCCGCGAGATCGGCCTTGACTTCCGGATCGGGCGGTAATGCCCACGGGTTCGGATTGGTCGGGTCCAGCCCTTCACGCATCCTCCACACGATCTCGCTTCGATAGTTGGCGAACTTCATGTTGCCGGTCGCAGAAATACCGACAGACTTCATCGCCCCGTTGACCGCGTGACACTGGACCTCGTTCTCCTGGAGCATGTTCAAGGTCGATGACCCCCAGCCGATCACGTCGATATTCACAACCGCTCTGTCCCTGCGGTGCTTGATGACCAGAGCTGCCCCGGTCTGCCCATCGGGAACCTCGTTGCCGGGAACGGTGATAAGATGATCGAACCACGTGCCGTGGCGCGGTGCCATGACGAACTTGTCCTTGCCGCCCATTGCCGGATCGCAGCCGAGCGTGTCCATCTCGCCTTTCGCGTCCTTCGGCTCCCAGCGCTTCATCGCGGCGTCAATCCACGCGGTCGGTATCACCTGCCATTCATCGTCCTCGATCCCCGCCTTGAAGTCGCCTTCGAGCATCTGCGAGCGCAGCGGCTCAGGCATGTTCTGAAGGACCGAGATGTAGCCTGATTTCACATAAGCGTAATTGTCCGTCACCCGCGACGGAATGAATGTCCGCGACCGTGGCGTGATAATCTTCTCCGGCCCAAAGTCAGCTGGATCGAAGTCGTAGAGCGGCTCGCCCTTGAAAATCACGAACGGCTCCGGCCCTTTCACCCACATGTCCTTGCCCTTGACCGTAGTGGCCCACCGCAATTCCCCAGGCTCGGCGGGCTCCGGATGCTTGTCGTCCAGCCACGGAGCGAAGAAGTCGATGACCCATCGGCCCTCCGCTGTCGTTGGCGGGTTGAAGGTCAGCAAGGCTCGCGTCCGCTGCTTTGGGTCCGGGGTTCTATTCCAGCCCATGACAAACCGCACCTGATGTTCGCGGCACTCAGTCACCTCGTCCACGGCGATGAGGTCGTGCGGGCGTCCCTGCCAGCGCAGATGGTCGTCGGGATTGTCCAACCCTCCGAACTCGATCAGCCTCGAAACATTCGCCGTTGACGTTCGCCAGATGCTCTTCTGGCTGTTGAAGCCCTCGGTCCCGCCAAGAAGCTCGGTCAGCCTCTGGATAATGCCCTCGGTCTGGGCCTTTTCACGGCGGAAAATCACCGCTCGCTGATGCTCTGTCAGCGCCAGCCCGGCGATTAGATCGCTCTTTCCGCCGCCTGCGGCCCCGCCGTATCCGGTAATGTCAGCAAGGCTGGTCGCGGCCTCAGTCTGCCTGCCGATCTGCGGACGCCAGATGACGGCGCGCATATCCTCCGCAACCAGGCGATCAACCTCCGCCCGCTGTTCCGGCGACAAGCGAGCGTAAAGCGCTTCAGCCTCAGCCGGTGTGATCTGCATCGTTCCGAATGGCGTTGAAAACTGCCGCGAGCCGCATGGCCCTAGCCGTTTCGTCCATCTCCACGATAGGCTCGCCGCCGCTAGTCACATCGACCTTGGGACCGTATTTCTTCGGCTTGAGCATCTGCGCCAGCTTAATGCGGGTGTCGATGCGAAGTCGGGAACGGCTGATCCATTCGTTGTTCGGGCGCTCTCCATTATCGTCCTTGATGGTGTCCATCGCCGTCTCGTCAGCGATGTCGATTGCCTCATCCAGAAGCGCCTCGATTCCAGCTTCGCGCGCACACGCGAGTTTGTCCGAAATCTCGCCGTTGTTTTCGTCCTCAAAAACCCATTTCCAAAATGTTGAGCGAGCCGGGAGGCTTATGCCATTGGCGGTCGTTTTATCTTCGTTGAACACGCGGCTTACGAAACGCCCGCTCGCCACTTGGACGAGGACATGGGAGATAATTTCGTCCTTTTCCTCGTCGGTATATGCCATCGTCACGCAGCCATCAGTTCGAGTGCGAGCGCGGACGGGCCGGTGATTCCGTCGTCATAGCCATGCGGGTATTCTATCAGCTCAAGCCCCAGCTTTGCGTTGACCGCGTGGAGCAGGATGATCTCGCATCCCGTTGGCTCCCTGTCGCCTTTGGCATTGTTGCAGCTCGCATGGGAAACGAGCTTGTTGCCGTCCGCATAGTATCGGCGGGAGGCGTGGTTATAGACGTGCTCGATTGTCCATCCGCAGGTTTCGTCAAACTTCAGACCCTCGGTCATCTCGCGGCCGCAGACAGCGCAATATCTGCCCTGCGCTTCCCAGAGCATCGCGATCTCTTGGCTGGCGCGTGTCCCCATTACACCTGATCCGCTATGTGCGACCAAAAGGCGGGAGATTTCACTTCTGTCATCATTCCGATTGCGGCGAGCGATGGAGGCGCGGTTTCGGCATTCGATACCGATCCGATCCAGACGAACGCCTTCGCGGCGTCGGTAAAGACGACCTGCTCCCCAACGGGCACGCGTTCCGATGCAATTTCATGCCATGCCGCGTTGGGAGGCTGGGGGAGCCTGTTGTCCGTTGGGATCATCATTCTTCGTTCTCCCGGCTTTCAATGCTTCGGGCGACTTCCTTAGTCAGCATTTCTCGCCTCCGTTTCCCGAAGCTGCACACCCATCGACATGAGGGCGATCTGCGCCGTCTGGAAGGTCAGGTTTTCCTCTCGCATCATCTTGTCGATGTAGGCCATCAGCCCCGGTATCGTGTCAGCGACAGTATGGCGGGGCAGCGTCGGAGTTGAATCTTTGCTTTTCGCGTAGATCAGCCGCCAGTGCGGAGTTTGGTCGCGCGGAGGAATCGTGCATCGCCCGGTTGCGGTTATGCAGACCTGCCGCCCTTTTTGGAAAATCGAGCGGGTAATCCAGCCCTTCTTCTCAAGCCGTTTGAGAATGCCAGGGACGGTCGAATAGCTATTCGCCCCAATCGCCTCTGCCATTGTTTCGGTGCTGTCGAGTGGGCGGTTCTCACACGCCGCCGCGACGCACATTTCGTAGATACTGCGCTCGATTGGCGTCAGTTCAGGCAAGCTCGGCTGTCGCGGCTTCGTCAGTCCCCCCTCATGTTTCGCCATTGCTCTTTCCCCACCCCTGGATGTGTTAAACCGGCGCTGTCA